TTAAAGATAATCCGTCGCTGAATGAGGAGGACTACACTAATGCATTGATGGGTTAAACGATGAACAGCTCATTAAGGCACTCTTGCATGGTGACTTTGACGCGCTGATCGGCAACATGTTCACTCAGTACCACGAAGGTGAAAACGGCCACTTACTGCCAGGATTCGATCCACCTGAACACTGGTTTAAATTTAGAACGTTCGATTGGGGATCCTCTGATCCATTCGCCGTGTACTGGTGGACGATTGCCGACGGAAACAAGTTTTTCGCTCGCGATAGGCGCAGCTTGTGGGTGCCAAGCGGATCCCTGATCGGTTATCGCGAATGGTACGGATGCCAGCCTAACAATCCGTCTAAGGGGCTGGGCGATTCAATGTCTAACGTTGATATAGCTAAAGGCATTCTCGCCAGAACAACTGAAGAAACCTCAAACATTACCCTAACCGACTCGTTGCCGTTTCAAGAGCGCGGACTTTCCGAGAACTCCAAAAAATACAAGATTGCCGACACTTACGCAGACCACGGTGTACCGCTAATCAAGGCAAACACGGGCCGGGTTTATGGCTGCAATCAGCTGCGGGATCGCCTGATTGGTATCAATGGCGTGCCGCTTTTTTACATTACCGAAGATTGCCCGTACATGCGCGATTACTTGCCGGCAGTAATGCGCGACGAAACAAACCCCGAAGCATACGTTGAACACGGCGAAGCAACTCACTCAGTAGATAATGCTCGATACGCTGCAACCGCCAAGCCAATCACCATAACTCAAAAACCATCCCTTTCAGATCCAGCGCCAAAAGGTCAAATTAGTATACGCAACATAGTTGCATCAAGGACGCAGCCGGAAAAACGAAGATTAAGGTAAATGGAAGCCGCCAAAGTAGAACCCGCGATTGAGGTGAACCCGCGTGAACGTGTCGATTATTGGCTAAAGTTCATCAAGGCGGCGCGAGATAATAAGTACGCAAAGAGGCACCGCGCTGACGCGACCGAAGCCTATAAGCAGTACGAAAAGGACTATGATGATGTTCAAGCTTATCAAAACGCTGCGGCACCGGATAAACGCTGCGTCTACCCGCTTTATTGGGCGAATTGTCAGACTTTGGAACCGGCTTTTTATGCCCGAACCCCTAGAGTAATCACCCAACGCGAATTCGAGATCGAGGATGATGTTGCAAACACGATGGCGCTGATCTCGGAGCGCGTCGGCAAGTATCACGTTCGAAACTCAAACTTCGATGATGTGATGTCATCTTGTGTGGGTGATTTTATCCACGCAGCCAGGGCAACCGGGCAGGTGATCTATGAAACCAAGATCGTCAAACAACAAAGGCGCGTTAATTTAACGGCGCAAGCAGCCGAGGAAGGCGCAGAGCCGGCGTATCTGAACGAAGCCGGCGAAGTGCATGAAGGCGAAGTATTTCAAGACGAGCAAGGCTATTTCACCAACTCAGAGCAGGATTTAGCGGACGAAGACACGCAGCGGATCTACATCGCGCCGGCTGGATATGACGAGATTTTGCACACTCCAAGTGCTCGGATGTTCAGCGAGATCACCGAGATGGCTTATCCATTTCGATATACTCGGGACGAAGCGAAATACAAGTTTAGTCCTGAAGTTCTAGCCGCATTTCCGTGGAAACAGAAAGCCGAGCGAACACGCAAAGAGAAGAATCAATCGGTGGATGATGCGCTGAATCCGGCCGATGAATTTATGGACGGATACGAAATCTATTGTAAGCAAACTAGGTTTGTTTATTGGGTTTCGGAGTCGATGCCGTATCAGTTTCTAAAAGATCCGCAGCCGGACCCAACCAAGTTTCGAGATTTTTTTCCTTCGCCGCCGTTCATTATCCAGAACAAGCCGAGGAAGCACCTTTACCCACGGCCGGCATACATTCACTTACGACCAACACTTGATCAGCTCAATCTCATGTATGAGCGAGTGTTTGAGTTGATTGATTCAGTTCGAAGGCGCGCAATTGTTGACGGTGACGAAGACATGGTGCGGCTTCTCAATATGGGTGCGAATGAGTTTGTAAGTGCTAAATCTCTAAAGAGCATAGTTGAGAAAGGCGGACTACAGAACATGATCCATTTCCTGCCCGTGCAGGAGTTGGTGCAGGCAATTTCAGAACTTAATGCGCTAGAGGATCGGTTCCAAAACAACGCTAGCCAGTGGCAAGGGGTGCCGGACATTTTGCGCGGGGCATCAGATCCAATCGAGGCGCTAGGTACTCAGAAGATTAAGAGCACCGCAGCGCATGACCGTTTCAAGGTAGCTAAGAAAGCAGTGCAGCGGCTCGCTAGAGACTTCATTGAAATGATGGTTGATTTATCGCTGCAGGTATTTAGCGATCAAAAGATTGCTAGGATCTGCGGCTACCAGTTCATGAGCCCGGACGATCAAGCGCGATTCCCGGCAGCCTTGGCAGCGCTTCGAAACGATACTGAGCGATTTATTCGAATCGATATCGAGACCGACTCAATGACCTTTGTTGACGAGGGCTTAAAGGCTGCGCAGATGGGACAAGCCGCAGCAACCGCTATGAACGGCGTTCGCGACATCGTAGCGACAGCGAAGGAAGATCCAAAGCTTGCGCGCATAGCGATGAAAACTCTACTTCTCACGCTTGAGCAATCAAGTGATGGTAAGCAATTCCAAGACGACATCAAGGCGATCAGCAAAGAGATCCAAGATGAGCTAGCGAACCCACCAGAGCCAGGGCCGCCGCCGCCAGATTATGAAATGCTCAAAATCGAAAGTAACGAGCGAATGAAGCAGATGGAGCTTCAGCAAAAGGCGCAGGGCGATCAATTTGCAGCACAGCAAGAGCAGATCAAGGAGCAAGCAGCGGCGCAGGTGAAGATCCAAGAGCTGCAAGTTCAGTCGCAAAAGGATGCGAACGACGCGCAGATCCGCGTGAATGAGCTGAGTTTTAAGCAAGAAGAGCTGAATATAAACGCGCAGCTAAAGAGCCGAGAGCTTGATATTCAGCAAGGGATCGCGACCAGTGACGCGCAGCTGAAGCAATTCGAAGCGCAGTTAAAACAGGTGCAAGAGCAATTTCAGCAACAGCTAGCAGCGCTTTCGCTGCAGCTCGAAAATCAGGCGTTCCAGCAATCGATAGCTGAGAAGAACGCGGAAGAGCGCCGGCTAGCAATGCAGCAGATCATCGATCTACACGCACAAAACGCACAGGCAACGCAGTTGCAACAGCGACCAGAGATGCCGCCATTACCGCCGATTCATATTAACGTGGATGCGAAAGCACCAACCAAAAAGGCCGCAAGAATCACCCGCGATGCGCTAGGCAACGCATTGATCGAAGAGGTTGAGACGCCAGATGCCGGCTAGCCCGAAGATTACTAATATCCCGCTTTCGGATTACCGCGTAAAAACAACGCTAAATTCTGATTCGACTCACACGCAGCATGTGATCATGGCTTCGGGCTTAGTGCCGGCGGCTTATGATTTTATCTCGCTTACATATACCGGCAATGATTTAACCGGCGTGGTTTATAAGTTAGGCGGAGCAGCCGGAACGACGCAAGCAACGCTCACGCTCACATACTCATCTGGTGTTCTTCAGTCGGTGACTAAGACATGACATCGTTCGTGTTTAATCCGTTCATATCGAATTTTGATTCGGTGATTAGTGTCGGATCGGTGGTTCCATCGGCGATGGCGAACACAGTTGCATACTTCAATGGTTCGAAAGTGCTTAGTAGCAGCACCGGGTTCGAATATTATGACACATTACCCGGCGGCACCGGATTGGCTGAATACGGTTTGGGGCTCACGCGCACACTCGCGCGAACGGTAGATATCTCAACAGTTAGTACTGCGCTACTCCAAGCGACGCTAACTAATACCGATACATTCATCGCAAGCGGCAATGATGGATCGTCGGCATTTTACGCATCAAACTACACGTTATTAGTGGGCGGAAGCGCTAATCTGAATACCGACGTTGTGCAGCTCTCCTACATTGGATTCTCAGGAACTCTAAACAATTCAGGCATACAAACACTGCGCGGATCGACTGACTTTGGTGTCAGCTATATCGGCGCGCAGGGCGTTGTGAACATGAGTTCAATCTCGGTTCCAACAGATGCCGGTGACATTGGTATAAGATTATATGGCGGCATTTTTACCGCTTCCGCGCAGATTAATGTTGTTGCACCAGCTAACCCGACGCAAACAGTTTACGGAGTTTATGCGACCGCCAGTAAAGGCGGCGCGATGGTTCCTAATGCCTGCTATGGCGCTTGGCTTCGCGGATCGCTTGGTACGTTGAACTATGGGGCATACGTCGAAGGCACAACCGCCGGGCTCTATACCAAAGGGCATATATTACCATTTACGACTAACACGTATGACATTGGCGAGAGCGCAACGATCATGCGCACGGGCTATTTTAAGAAGCTAGATTTAACAACCGCCACAACGTCAAGCGACGGCGTATTTATTGGTGGTGCTAAGTTTTATCAAGATACTGCAACAAGCGGATCGGGGGGTACGCTTGTAAATCCGCGCGTGAGATATGCGTCAGGTAATCTGTTAGTAGCGGGCGCAACGCACACCAGCACGAGCGCGGGGGAATTTGCGCTACAGGCGACGAAAACGTTCACACCGGCGGCTAATACTTCCGGGCGTTGTTGGGGCTTTAACTTCAGCGTTAACGCAACAAGCGCGTTTAACTTTACTGACGCGACGTCATCTATTGTTGGCGTTGAAGGATCAACTAGCAATAACTCAACCGGCACGATGGCCGCTATGTCGGGCGGCATTTTCTTCAACACGCTAGGCGCAAATTCAACAACAACCAGATTTTGCGGCATAGATATTTATGGTGCCGACGTAAGTGGATCGGGCGGCGTCGGCGCAACGGTGACGGAAGGCGCTGGGCTTCTAGTTCGCATGGGTCGATCTTCCGGTAATACGTCGCTCGGAAATATAGTGGATTGGTGGGGCGTACAGCTTCGCGCTTCTACCTGGTCCGGCACTGGTCACATGACCGGACAGATCGGTGTGGGATACGCATCGGGTGGAACTATGAACGCTATCACGGCAAACAATCAGTTGCGCCGCATGTTCGTGGTTCCTGCAATGCCGGATCCGGGTGCGTTTACGGGTACAACGATTTATGGGATTGATTTTCTAGGCACATCGCGACTCTCACGCGACGGCATACGCTTTGCGGGTGACGTTGAACTTTTCTCAGGTGCATCGAACCGTTTAGATGTTGGATCGGGAGATTCAATAAGAAGTGATACTGCATTGATCTCGCCACTACATAGACCTGGATTAACTTCCGGCGGCTCGACTCAAGCGATGACCGTGCGCGGGAGAGACACCGGCGACGATTTAGCGATCGGCGGGGCGGGTACAAATCTAACTGTTCGGGCGGGCGACGGTGCGACCGCAAAGCCAACCGGCGCAGGTGGTAATCTAATCTTTAGATGCGCCAACGGATCTACAACTGGCGTGATGACTTTTTATAAGGTCGACGGCACAACAAAACTTCAAGAGTTTTCCAATACCGGCGTTGCGTGGTTTGCGAAAACACCAATCGCACAACCGACAACCGCATCAGGCGCAGCGGCATTCGTCGCTAATACTTCCGGTATTGCAAACGACACAGCGACGTTTGGCGGTTACACAATCGGACAAATTGCGAAAGCTTTAGTAGATTATGGGTTGCTAAATTGATTTTTCAACCAACACCATCAACGAAACATCTTGTCGAGCTAATAAAAGTTGAGCCAATTGAGCCGACAAGAATCTTGGATCTTTGCTGTGGTAGTGGCTGGATCGCTGAAGAAATGGCGCGCTATTTTCCACTAGCCGAGGTGTGGGCGTCTGATATTCGCGACGAGGAATTTACAAAAAATCCACGAATCAACTGGAACAAGGGCGATCTATTTGAAGGTCTTAGAGGTCACTTCGATTTAATTATCTGCAACTTTCCGTATGTGCCTAGTTGGTTATGCGAGGGCTTAGAACCTCGGATTGCTTTCGATGGCGGGCATGATGGCTTTGATTTAATAGGGCGCTTTTTATCCGGCGTTGACAAGTTTGTGCCTCGGAGTAATTTCCTAATAGCTATTGAAATGTATCACTTACACGGCGAGCAGTTAGGCGAATCGTGGCAGGTGGTTAAAGACTCTCAACAGTTTGATCGGTTTGCGTTTAGAAAAGGTTAATTTATGAAAAAGAAAGCGAAGAAAGAAAAAGTAGGAAAAAGTAGAAAACGCCGTTGAGCAATTCCCGTTATCCGTTCTCTATGAACGCTTTCATCAAGTTACAGCCCTACGAGAGCAATACCAGGCACAAGAGCAACAATGCCTACAGGAGTTGAGATCTATTCATAAAGAGATCGTGCGACTTTCACAGCCTAAGCCGCCAAACGATGACTAATGACAATAATCACAGTCATAGCGCCAGCGATTGAAGAAGCTGCAACACCAGCAATAAAGGTGCTTCGTAGCTTCACGCTAGGGTTTGGCGGTCCGCCGTACTTGCCTAGCGCGCTATGGGATGACGATCTGCAACCTAGAATTGCTTATGACGGCGGCTGGAACGGCTTTCAGTTTATTGCACGATTTATTTCAGAGCTTCCGCGATTCTTACCAAAAAGTGATTACTTGGTGGCATTAGAAAGCTTTCACGCGCATCACTTATTGCTACCGGGGTGGGAGATTGTAAGCGGTGGCGATGATGTTAAACGGTTTGCTTTTTTAAGAGGGTGACAATGGATTTTACGATCTCATTTAGAAACGCAGTTGGGCCGCAAATCCTCGACGCATTCTGTCGGCACAACGGCTATGAGGATAAGATCCGCGATGGCGAAGAGATGATCGATAACCCGCAATCTAAAAACGATTTTGCGCTTTCGATTCTTCGCAATTTTATCAAAAGACCATATCTTGATGAAGTTGCCAATGAATCAGTGAAGCAATCGCGAGAGTCTGAAGATAATCGAATTAAATAACTAAGGGAGAATAAATGACACAAGAAGAAAAGGACGCGCAACTAAAAGAGCTAAAGGCCAAGGCATATGACGCGCTTGCAGCCAAAGAGCACTTCGAGCGTGAGCTGATGAAGTTTAATCAGGAGATTGAAAAACTCAGCAAAACGCAAATTATGCCAGTTGAAAACAACGCTGATCATCTAAATGTATGACCCTACTTTTCTTCTTTAAGCCGCATCACCAATTGCGCGGCGGCGATGATAGGCCGCATGCGTTTGGTGTGACCTACGGAACCGAGGAAAGCAAGAAAACAAAGAAGAGCAAGAAGAAAAAGACGCAGGCTGAGAAGTGGAACGAAGAAGACGATTTAGCACTTTATTGGTGGATAAAAGATGGATGAACTAAAAAAAGCACTTAAATCAGACGCGATTGTGTCATGTGGTTTCGGTGAAGGCACAAAGGAACGAGGCTGGTTTCACTGGAATAAAGAGACGAACCAGCTTGAACGGCTGGAATTTGGACCGGTCAAAGTTGTAAATGCGCCTTACGTCATTACCGACGAAATGCCACCTACAATGTCAATGACCGGTACGGATAAGATCTACACAAGCAAGCGAGCGATTCGCCAGGAATATAAAGATTTAGGCTTTCGCGAAATCGGCGACTCTAAAAACTTAGGGCCGCCGCCGTGTCCTAGAGATGCAGCTATCAGGGGCGAAGCGATGCGTGACACGATCGCACGGGCTAAAAACGACATTAAATATAACAACGCACCGGCAACAGAGCGGCAAAAACAGTTTTGGAAAGATGAGGAAAGAGCATGGAAGAACAGATAGCAGACGCAGGAGTTGAGGAAACAATAGCGCCGGAGGTATCAGCACTTGATACACCGGCAGAAACCGAACCGAAAAGTGAGGCAAAGCCCAATGAAAAACCGCATGAAACCGCGCAGCGTGCTCTCAGAGACCTTCAAGAGCGAAACAAGAACGATGGGGATCAAGGTGCGGATCAACCGGCCAAAACGACCGAAAAAGCCGCAACTGCCAAAGACGCCACTAAGCAAGTAATTGATGAAAAGGATTTAGATCCTGAGTTATTACCGCCGGCTCGATTCAACGCGCAGGAACAAAAGCTTTTTAACAACCTACCGGTTGGCTTAAAGCGCGCGCTACACCGAACGACGCGCAGCCTTGAGGGAATGACTACGCGAGAGCGTCAGGAATTAGCGCGCGCAACACAAGAATCTCGCGGAATAATCGAGGCGGTGCAACCGTTCGCAACTAAGTGGGGTGAGCGCGGTTTTACTGTTCCTTCTGCGATTGCTGCGCTTGCAGCTGCGCAAGAAAAACTCACAAACCCTGAAACAGCGGTGCAAACTTGGGTGCAATTGGGAAGGGATATCGGGATCGACGTTGACCAGCTGCCGGAAACCTTAATCGGGCATAACTCAAAAAATATCGCAACAACCTCAAAATCATCCCTTGCAGGAAAAAGTGGATAATCTCTACGCTATGCTTGAACAGCAGCAGATCGCTAAACAATCTGAACCGATTGTGAACGAAATGCAGGCCGTTCAGCACGAGGTAGATCCCGCGTCAGGTAAGTTTCGGTTCCCCGAATTACATGACGAAAACTACCTCGAAAGCTTGAAGCCGCGAATTTCAGAGCTTGCTGGAATCGCTATTCAAGAGGGCCGCCGGCCAAATTATGCGGAAGCCTTAAAGCAGGCGAACGCAGAAAGAAAGGCGCAGCTTTTTGGAATAGCCTCTACGCAGCCGAATCAAGTTCGCGTTCCTGCCGCAAATAACAACGTACAACAAAGAGCAGTATCTGCCGCCGTTACGGTGCGCGGGAAAACGCAACCAGTTTTGGCCTCAAACGGCTTAAACGGGATCGAAATTCCGCAAGAGGCGCGAAAAAACGCGCAAGCAACCGCAAGGTGGGTAGAGCAGCAACTGCTAGGCAGAACAAGCTAACTCCCTACTAGGCGTTTTTGATCCCTAGTAGGCAAAACTAAGGATTTAAAAAATGTCAGATGTAGGATTTGGGCAGCTCGCCAGCACAACCGGCGAGTACCGAACAAAAATATTCAGAGACGCGATCTCCGATTCGCACCCGGTCTATCAAGCGATGGACGATAATGGGGGAATTAACCGGATCGGCGGTGGTTCGTTCATCTTGGACGAAGCGATTTCAGGCGCTAACGCCAACGCAAACTGGGTTGGTGAAGCCGGACCGGTTGGTTTAGGTGATACGAAAGTCGCGGATGCAGCCAAGTCGGAATGGCGTTACATGCTTACCTCGGTGAGCTGGACCCTAGCCGAGAAGCTTAAGAATTCCGGCGGGGCGATGACGCAGTATGCGGACATCATCGGTATTAAGTACCAAGCAGCTGAAAAAACGATGATGAACCTTCTTCATGAAGGTATTTTATCAAGCGGAACTTCCTACAGTGGTCAACAGCTAGTGGGGCTTGCCTCGCTAGTGAGCACGACCCCTACCTCGGGAACTGTCGCCACAATCGACCGTTCAGCATCAGCCGCAGCATGGTATCGAAATCAAAAGTTCGAAACCTCGGTGGATTGGCTTGACGGCACTGTCGATGCGGGTAACGTTAAGCGCTTCTTAGATAAGGGCATTAACGCAACTTCGACAAACGGTAAGACCCAAGTTCAGATCGGACTAATGGGTCAGACTCACTTCGAGGCACTTACCTCGGCAATTCAGGCAATTCAGATAATTCAGAATGAGTCTGGAAAAGCTAAGGCTGGTTTTCAGAGCTTAGAGTACCGTGGGATCCCGATGTACCTAAGCGGCGGTGTCACTTACAGCAACTACTCACAACAAACAGCGACACGAACCTACTTGCTTAACTGCGAGAAGGGCGGCGTCAACCTCACGTTCCACAAAGATGCTGAGTTCGAAATGTTGGAGCCAGTTAATTCAGCCGATCAAGCCGCAGTCAGCCGCTTAATTTTCGCAATGATGTGTATGCACATCGGCGCGTACGCCAAGCAGTGTTGGGTGGGCTTCGATTAATTAAACGGGGCGTAAAGCCCCACAAATTTAAGGAACGAAAAAAATGTCAGTTCAATTAGTAGCAACAGATGTAACAGCGGCGTTTGGTAGCACCGCGCTTGTGCCGGTTGGCACATATCACTGGGATCAACTTGGAAGGTTGTACCAGTATTGCAAAGGTGCAGCGACGATCGCGCAGTATGAGTATGTGAAAATTTCGACCGATTCGAACTACACGATTACTTCGATGACAACCACGACTAACCCGAGTACGGAACCGGCGCAGGTCGGATGCTCGCAGAATAGCGGTATCACATCCTCAACATACGGCTGGATCTTTCGCGGATATGGATTGCACACCGGCAAGTTCGCCGCGTCGTGCGTTCAAGACGTTAAAATTTACACAACCGCAACGAGTGGCGTTGTGGATGATTCCGCTACAACCCTAGTGAATGGGCTCAAGCTCATCACAACGATCGTTGGTGCAGCTTCGGTCCCAGGTTGGGCGAACGGATTACTTCTAACAGCAGTCGCGTAATTAACTCCCCAGGGGCCGAGGTTTGGCCCCTTTTTATAGGTTTATGCATGGAAAATGGATTTTTAGAGCAGTTTCCGCTTCCTGAGATTGCGATGGAGCACATGCGCCGATCTAGCTATCAAGCCAGCCAATCGGTTCGTACTGGTACTTCGGGCGTAGATGTAATGATGGCGCACGACAAAGGTGTTGCTTATCGCTTTTATACTCATGCTGAGTACAACCCAATTGCTTCACGCAAGCTCAACTATGAGAAGTTCGATGAACAAACTCTAATTGAATTCATTATCGACAAGGACAATAAGTTCCCTTTTCGAATCCATGATTTGCCTGATGAGTTACTGCGCTTCGAGCAAACGCACGAAGAGGTACCAACAAGTGACCGCAAAGGTACCAAGTTTATAACTCACTTCGGCGAATGTATCGGTGGGCTCTACAAAGATTCATTCGATCGCTTCAAAGCCGGACTGACCGCACCAGGCTTGCCGCTAAGCAAATGGGGCGTAATGACCGAGGGCGAATGCGCGACCTTTGCAATGGCCGGAGTGTTCAGCGTTGAACAGCTTGCGGCGATGCCAAGGAGCAAGATCGCAAGCAAATATCCTGCATCTTTCGTTGAGTATTACGAGCGTGCCATTCAGTACGTTAACGGCAAAGTTCGCCGCGAAGACGTGGCAGAGCATGCGAATAAGATTCTAGCGCTTGAGAGCGAGAAGGAATCACTAGCGAAACAGATGGCCGCAATGCAGGCACAGCTTGCAGAGCTTATGAAAGCAAAGGCTGAACCAGTAAAGAACAAAGGCGGACGACCGCGAAAAGTAATAGTTCAAGACGGTGTGATCACCGAAGGAGAAAACTGAAATGAGTAAAGTTACAGATTTAATCGGTCTTGGGATAGCCCCTGAAAAGGCAATAATCATAGGTAAAAATATTAAAGACTCGGCTAATCAAAACTCGGTTGCGACCGGACTTACTGCCGCAGGCACGGTCTTAGCCGATGCACTTCAACTTACTGCTTTAGTAAATATTATTTCCACTGCCGCAGCGGGTACCGGCGTCAAATTACCGCAGGGCGTAGATATTGGGGTTCAGTGTATTGTGCAAAACAACGGCGCGAACACAATGAACCTCTTTCCACCTACTTCGACCGGGACTCTTAACGGTGGCTCAGCGGGTGCTGCAGTTACCATCGCGGCGGCGGCTGGAAACTTCGCAACTCGCGTTAGCGCAACCGATTGGCTTGTGACCGTATTTGCTAAAGAGGCTTAAACTAATGCGCAAACTGTTAGTTATAATTGTCTCAATCGCGATTGGATCGACAGTGTTTGCGCAAGGCATGTCGGTACAAAACACCGCCGCGACTGCAAAATGTAATACCGCTGGGCAATCGTGTCCATTGTCAACTGACGCAAGTGGACGTTTATTACTTGGCCCGGCTGGAACGGGCGCAACTGCTTTAGGTAAAGCAGAAGATGCTGCGCATGTTTCCGGTGACACGGGTGTAATGATGCTCGGCGTTATTGATAGCACTGCATCATCTGGTTTTGGTGGAGTAAACGGAGACTATTCACCCCCCGCGATGACCCTTACAGGTGCGCTTTATGCAAATATTGACTCTAATTCTCAAGCATCGACAGCTCGGGGAATTTTAAAATCAGAAGATGCTGCGCACACCACTGGTGATGCGGGTGTTGCCTCATTATTTGTTACAGAGGATCCGTTAACAGTTAGTCAAAATGCAACGACGGATTATGCGAATCCGAAAGTAGATCGAAATGGTCGAGTAATTACAACGCTTGCACCAGCGGGAGAGACCTTCCAATCTTGTGGCACCGCAACTGCTGTTACTTCCGATGTCGCTATCAAGGCCGCCGTAGCGTCGAATCGTATGTACGTCACATCAATTACCTGTAAAAACACATCAATTACGGCATCAACTCCTATAGATTTTAAGGACGGCAGCACGATAATTGCCGTCGGTGGTGTTGGGGCAGTCGTGGCTGCGAGTGGAACAAGCGGTGCGTATTTTGCTGAATTTCCTACTCCGTTACGAGGCAGTTCCAATACAGCGCTTAATTTTGCAACCAATACGGCCACAACTAGCGTGACTTGTTGTGCGCAAGGTTTTGTATCAGTTAATTAGGATTTAATAATGTGGCAATTGATCCGGCGAGAGTGTACGAAAGAAACGGGCAAGTTTACCCGGTTATAGCTATACCTTGCGCGTTCGCCGTTGCTAATAATCAAGTCGTAGTCACCGGCACAACCGGTTATATTATCCGAGTGATGGGTTGGTCTGTTCAGTCTAACACCGCAACGCAGGGCGCAATGGTTCTAAAATCCGCTTCGGGCGGAACCGTTTTGATGTCCGCGAAGTACGCGCCGCCTAACACCGGCCTACCGTGGGATCTCCCGATCACCGATTCCGGCTATATGGAAACAATCGTTGGCCAGGGGCTTTACTGCGACGTAACAGCCGGCGCGATTAACTTAGACGTTTATGTAATTAAATATAAGGTTTAAATGGGAAGCAGCGTTTTAACCTTGGCTCAATCGGCAATGGGCGAACTTGCGTTGAACGAGCCGGCTTCGATAGTTTCTACTGGTCAAGAAGAAACGCACCTCAAGCGATTACTTTACGCCGCAGCAAGGGAACTAAGAAACTTACAGATTTTTCCGCAGCAAAAAAAACTTGCGACAGTTACAACCAGCGCTGCGCGATCTAAGTATCCATATCCTTCAGACTTCTACGCGTTTTGCGGCAATACAGGTTGGGATTCGACCTCGATCTTGCCTCTAAATGGGCCGATCAGCGATGAAGACTTTACCCGGCTCACGTATCAAACGCAGCTATCAGGGCCGCCATTCTATTATCGACCGTTCGGGCCGGACTTCGATCCGGCATCTAGTACCGGACAGCTTGAATTAATACCAACACCGGGCGGAGTCTATAGCCTGAAGTTTGACTATTTCATTAACACACTTTTCCTAAAGGCTGATTATACGGTACGCGGTGAAACTATCACGCTAGACACTGACTTATGTATTTTTGACGACGATGTGATGATCGCATCGATTAAATATCGATATCTGGAATCGAAAAATCAGCCGTTCGAGTCACATAAAGCAGCCTATGACGATCTGATCGAATCGGCGATCTCTCGCTGGCGCGGGGCTGTAAAAGGTAATTTTGCGCGAAGTAATAACATGCCGCGCTATAGCGTACCGCGCGGGGGGTGGCCGTTCTAATGAGCAAGCTTGTCCCAATCGGTATGCCATTAAGAGGATTGATAACTATTGATCCATTCGTGCCTTTCGATAGCGGCTATGCGCGCGAACTAACTAACAACCTAATAGTGGACGGGCGATTGACGACTAGGCCGGCGATCAAGTCGTATAAGTACAACGCTAGTAACAACCGTTTGAACTGGTATGACGCGGTTAATAACTCAGGTATTGAGATCACAACTGGCGACATTATCACTGTGAGCAGCTCGGCAACTACCGGGACGATTGGCGGCGCTAGCTCATTCAATGCCACAACTTGTATTCACATGGGTACCGAATACGTTTTCGGTTGCAGAGAGCCGCGCCTAGCAGCTGCACCGTTTACCGCTTGGACCTTCACAACGATCACGATCTCGGCTGCAGTTATTACATGCGGCGTATCTCATAAAGGGCGGTTCTACGTCGCACAAAGCGGTGAGCTGAATTATTCAGGAGTAGCTCAAACAACCGGCGCAATGTATGCCTATCTTGATTATTCGCAATATTTGGAAGGACAAGCGATTTTTCGAATGTTCAGCGTGTCAGCACAGCCGGGCAACGACACGCAAAATGTACTTGTTCTGTTTGGTAGCGGCGGCAAAGTTCTAGTATTCAGCGGCACATACCCTGATTCTGACAGCTGGCAGCTAATCGGTAATTACAATATGCCGTCACCCGTTCAGTCTGGATTTATCGAGATTGACGGTGATATTTGGGTAACAACTCAGCGCTATTCGTATTGGTTTAGAGACTTATTCAGCGGCGGTGCTCAAACGGCTTACGAAAATAGCCCAAGCCGACCGATTGAAAATCTGTGGCAAGCGCAGACTTGGAGTACCGACAGCCCGTCGTACGTTGGAAATACTAGCGGCTTAAATACTAACGCACATTGCTCACATGCGTTTTATCTTGGCGTGGTCGGTTCAACTAGCGTTGATGCGATTATCTGCCAAGCACAAACTGACACGCTATCGATTGCTTCTTATCAGAACGTTTCAATTTCGTTTATTTATCACCGCAAATATAAAGCGTGGTCAATTTGGTATAGCACGCCATTTTTCAAGCCAGTGCGATTACAAGCCGGGGCATATTATGCGCTATCGAATAGCGGTGAGATTGTAACCCTTGATGATGACAACTTCGTGGACGAATACACGGGCGGCGGCGCTAATACCATTGAAATAGAAACTAGTTGGAAAACCCCTTACGTTTCGCCATTTTCTGGGACTAATCAGAAACTAGAAGGCGTTCGACCATTTTGGAAAAACTCGGTTTCCGGCTACTTCGAAAAGATCCGGGCGATCTTCGATTACTCTGATTATAACGCACCGTATGGGTTTTATACGCAAAGTACAGTCACACAAATAAACCCCGGAAAGTATAACGATGGACAGTTCGACCTAGCAGCTAATACTTGGAATCACTATAATGAATTCAAGACGCTAGGCGGCTTAGGCGCTGGGTTTAGCTTGCAATTTACGATGAAGAGAAAAGCGGCGAGTGCTGCGGCGCAGAGTCAGCAGCTTTATGCTGCGAGCGCTTTAGTTAACGACGGCGGAGCGATATTTTAATGACAAAACTTGATCCACCACCAGGGCCGCAGAATCCAGGTAAATACACCTCACAAGGAGCACCCGCACCGGGGAAGTTATATCAAAAATATGGCGAGCAGCCAGGCTTAGTTTATGACCCTTGGCACGACAAATATGTGCCCGATCCGAACGCACAGAAAAAACTCTTACAGTCGCAAGGGCTCGCGCCGCCCGATCCGAAAGAACAAACACTTACTAGTACACTGCTTCCGCTTGGAGCCGCCGCAGGCACGATTACCCTTGCTCAAAATCTCGGTAAGGACGGAACAATTCTTGGTTACAAATTAGGTGAGCTAGGTACGGCAAATGCAGCAAATACCGGAACCGTTGCTAGTACGGCTGGATCTAGTGGGCTATTAGCGCCCGAGGTGTCAGGGCTGGGAGCAACTGAAACAGGTGCATTACTACCGGGTGGGGGCGGTGCGGTAGCACCGGAACTAGCACCCGGTATGTTCGACTTAGGTAATATCGGTGCTGCCGGTAATATGATTCTCCCTGCTGTCGGGGCAATTGGTGCCTATGATGTTTTGTCGCACAAAGTAGGACCGGGGCGAGGACTATTAGAGGGCGCAGCTAGTGGCGCGGCGATTGGTTCAGGATTTGCCGGCGTTGGTGCGATTCCAGGAGCAGCAATCGGCGGACTAATTGGACTCGGTAAGGGCTTAATGGAAAAGCCTTCCACCAAAGAAATTCAATCTAGCCGATTCAAGGCCGCAGGAGTCGCCGACCCTTACGGTAAAGCCGGACACGACTATTTCGCCGGCACTGGCGGAGAGCAATCCCGAGATGAAAAGTTCCTAACACCGGACGCGATCCGAGTTAATCCAGATAACTATAATAACGTGCCGGATTGGGATTCGTGGACACCCGAGATGCAAACTAATTTTCTCACTCAAATGCTTCAGGCTGGAAAAGTTCAAGAGAAAAAAGGCGGGATCTATTATGATGATGCATACGCCAAGCAGATCGCCGATCAGATTCGTGGCCAGAACTCGCCAGGGCAAGCGCCGCCAATTGCTCGATCACCTAACGCAATTGTGGCACCGGGCGCAATTGTACCGCCGATGCAGAAGAATCTCACACCGCAACAGGCGCAAGCGGTTCAAGTTTTGCCGCCACGATCTAGAACTAGTTCGCCGGGCGTTCCATTACCCGGAATGGCGCTATTAAATATTGGTAGGAGATAAGAAGATGGCACTAAGACAACCAGCACGAAGACCAGCAGCAATTGAGCCAGGCGGCGGACAGCAGCGTGCACCTGCAGCGCCGGCACCAGTAAGACCCGCACCAGTTACGCCCGCACGACCAGCTGCAGATCCTAACGCAATTAGGCCGGGGCATGTGATGACTAATGCCGAGCGCGCACAATTCGACGCACTTCGACGCAAAGATCCAGCAGCGGCTAACGCGTATAAAGCCGGGATCGTGGGAGTTAACTCGATAGGTGGATCTACCCCTCAAAATCTGATCGATAATAGCAATCAAATTGGCGGAATGGGGCAGGATATCGTGCGCCAAAACATCGATAACGGCGACTGGTCGAATTTCGATCCAAATCTTACGCCGCGCCAGAACTATCAGCCGTTCGAAGCTGATTTACAGCCAAGAACCGGCACGGGCGATCTAGTAGCTGATCGCCAGCGAATCGAAGATGAAGTATTTAACCGCTTAACACGCGGCGCGGATACTCAGTTTACTAGAAGTGCTCAAGATAAAGCGCAGGAATTACATGATAAAGGGATCCCGATGGGATCTAAGCGCTACAATGAAGAGATGGATCGTTTTGAAAAACAGAAAAACAACTTTTATTTAGATGCACGCTCGAACGCTACACAGTTAGGTGGTCAAGAATATGAGCGAAGTTTTGGAATTGGCGAGCAAGGCCGGGCAAATGACTATAATCAGCAGATCGGCAGCTATCAAACGAACTTCAACAACATCGAAAATCAACGGCAGAATCAGTACAACGAACAAACCGGGATCCGCAATCAGCGGCTCGGCGAAATGGGGCAGTTTCTCGGCTACGGACAGCAGCCGATTGACAACTACAACCAGCAGCAGCAGCTAGATAATCAACGCCGGCAAATTGATGCAGCGATCAGGCAATTAAACGCGAAGCGAGGCGGACGCGGACCAGGTGACGGACGGGTGCATGGCTACGGTGGACGCGGACCGGATTCGGCATCTAGCGGTGATGGAATGACTATTGAGGTTTAAAGATGGCAGCGATTGACGATCTAGCGGCCTATTTATATTCGCAGCAGGCACAACCGCAAATCGCGGCGGCTAACCCCTTTGCTGGTTTTGTTGGCGCTACCGATTCCATTAATAACGCAATACTGCAAGGTGCCGGGACGGGTAAATATAAGACTAAAGATGTTATAATATCTTCACTACTCGGCGGGTTATTATCCGGCGGTGCCAATCGCCTATCAACAAACTACCAGACACAAGCGCAGCAAGGGGTGCAAAATCTGTTTGCTGATACGCTAGCAGGCAAGAGTGCGGACGCGGAGAGCTACGGATTAAGCCCGTCGATATTTGGGCCGGTTAAGCAGCAGGCGTCTATATTTAAACTGCAGCAGGATATTGCGGCGCAAGAGGAGCAGAAGAAGGCGCAGCAGGCGCTAGTCACGGCAGCGATTGCCGCAAATCCCGGTAATCTGCGAAATGTTCCGAGTACGGTTTCGCAACTCGCGCCATTGTTTGGAGTTAATCCAGCGACTAGCGCGCCGGCTAGCGCAGCAACATCAGCGCCAATTGCTATAACTAATGCAGCACCGGCAGAAGTTGCAGCGATTGTACCGAACGCGACACCGGCAACAGCACCGACAATCACTGAGCCGGTGGCTACGGTTGCGCCGATTGCGACGGTTGATCCGGCAGATCCGTTATCTTATGGAAGCGCAGCTGCCTTCGATGCGGCGAATATCGGGCGTTCGCAGGATGCGAACGAGAAAATCTATTCAGAAGCGCTGAAGGCGAAAAATGCAGAGATCCAATCGGAAGTTGATAACAATCGATCTTTCGAAGGGCTAAAGACGATCTCAGCGATTCGATCTCTTCAGGCGCTAAATTATTCATTGCCTGAAATGGTCGCAAGCAATGATATTGCTACGACTCAATCGCTATTAACGGGGCTAGCACTTGCGCGTGAGCCTTACAATGCGGTGACGGGTGACGCAATCCGCGAAGCCGCAAAATCGGTGCCAGCGCTGCAGGGGCTTGGAGGGCAACTAGATAGCATTTTAAATGGAACCGCAGCGCTGCCGCCGGATGCGCGCATTCAGATTGCTAAGGCTATTGAAACGGCCACAAAAGGACACGTTTATACGGCTAACCAAGTAATTGACCTAGAAAACGCGCCGTATACGAATCGCGGTTTACAACCAAAGATCCCAAAAATTGAGATCCCGTCGTTCGAACAGTCATTTTCAAAGTACCTCAAGGATCGGATGCCGGCGCAGACGCCGCCTGAGCAACAAAATGCAGCCATTGCCGCAGCGCTAGCACCTCAAGCAAGCAGCGCGAATAAGTCGCTATTCACTCCGGTAGGTCCAAGCGTTGACGCGTTTAATGGGGCACTACCAGCAACCAAAGGCGTTGTAGTTAACGCAGCTCGCGGCGTGCGCGATATTCCGGCTGCAGCTCTCGGATTTGCTCAAGACACCGTGGACGCAACCGGCCAAATTGCGTTTGGTGATAAATGGGCTCGCGATAAAGAAGGCAACCTGATCTGGGGTCCAAGCTTGATTCCAGGAGTTAATTTGCCAATGTATGAAGCGGAGCCGGCGAGCCGCTTGGAAGGCGTCGAAAGATTAGCGACGAACACCCGCAACGCTGCACTAGGCACAGCTGGGACTATCGTAAGCGGAGGTAATCCGCTAGGTGGAGCTGCAGCGATTAAGGGCGGCGAGTGGACTACCGACGCGCTATCTAATTTATTCGGCGGAACAGATAAGCCGGTCTTTTCAGAAAATCCATTAAAAGACGCCGCCGATCTCGCGTATATGGCCGGGCAATTCAAAGGATCTGAGGTCGGCGGAAAGGCCGTTGCACGCGCTGTTAATAGTGCGCGAGAAATTGCAACCGCCAGATCACCGGAAGGTCAACAGCGATTAAGCGCCGATGTGGTGCGAACATTAGCTAACGATCCGAATCTAACAGTACCAGCGGCGAATGAACTTAGTAAGGTTATGCCGCAGACACTAGCCGAGGCGACCGGAAACGCAGGGCTAGCAAGCGCAGAGGCCGCAACGCGAAGAACAAACGCAACGCCTGAAGTTATTGCAAAGGTTGAGGCAGTTGATAAGGCTCGCAATGCTGCGCGTCAATTATACTTGGATAAAATATCGCCTACAACGATTGAACAGATATCTAAGCAGGGCGCAGGTGAGGTGATCGGTGCCGAAATTAAAAAGCTTGCTGATATGGAGTTTGAGCAAGCCGGAGTAAATTACACACCGGATTTACTTAACAAGAAGGTTAGCCAATGGCCGGCAAAGAGCCGAGTTGGTGATGCAATTGATGCTATTGGCCTAACTCCAGAAAATATAAATAACGGCAATTATCCGCAGAAATTTAAAGACTTCTTTTCACGCATTACCGATCCAAAAAACACAACTGCGACACTCGGCGAAACAATACGACTGCGAAAGAACGCAGGGGATCTAGCTAGTGAGTTATTTAATAACGGTGAAGGGCAACTCGGAACCGTGGTTGCTGAGATAAAAAAGGCTAACCGACGCCATAGAAAAGCGCCAAGCAATCCTAAGTCAACACTAACGAAAGCCGAGGCGGTAAAATGGAAGGCCGCGAATGATTTATGGGCTGAAATATCTCAAAAATATAGCGGAATTGCTGGCGATATTATCGACACCAAGGCCGGGCAGCCAGTATTAGAGCGAAGTAGAATCTATGATCAGGTGATGAAATCACCTGAGACTATGGATAAGTTTCTTGAGGTCGCACCGATTAATGCGGTTGACCAGATGCGCGAACTGTTTATTGCGGAGCTTAAACAAAAAATACAAGTTTCGCCGGCCAATGCTCGCAAGGTATTAGAGGGGAGCCAGCGCACGCAAATCCAAAAGCTATTCAAGGGCACGAAGCAGCTAGAAGCGCTTAATAACTATCTCGACTCATTCGATCAGTCAGCGATGAAGCAAGCCGGCAAGCAGTCAAAAGGCCAATCTATTACAGCGCAGGAAACAGCCAGGGCACCGATTGTTAATAACGCGGTTTCGGACATTTTAGGCTTAAAGCCAGTAAACACGAAACGGGCCGCACTATGGCAAGACGTGAAAAACCTCGGCGCGGCTGGGCTTGGTGGCGGCGCGGTATCAATCTTTGGTGGTCCGATTGTCGGGGCAACAACTGGATTAATTGGCTACGGAGCCGCAAAGATCCTTCCAAAACTCAAGCCCGCATTTATGGAGCCGTACGCCGAGGCCATTAAATCCGGCGCGCAAGATATGTTATTGAGTGCTGATAAGTCGCGTGCATTGCTTGGACTAGCGCCAGTCAATCCGCCGCTACAGCTTGGGGGACCGGCTCAATTAGCAATCGGCGTACCTGCAGCAGCGAGAGAGCAGCGCGCAATTGCAGCGCCGATAGCGCCGATTGATTCGATTATGAATATGCTTAAGAGCAACGCACAACGAAGTGCGCCGCAGGTATTAGACTCTTTACAATTTCAATCTATCAACGAACCAGTGAGCCTAAATATGACCGAAGATCAATCTGTACCGATTGAAGCCATAGCTAACGACGCACTACCAGCTGCGCTAGTCCGGGCGGTGATACATCAAGAATCAAAGGGCGATCCGAAAGCCGTATCACCAAAAGGCGCAACCGGCTTGATGCAAATCATGCCGGACACGGCCAAGGATATCGCAAAGGCGCTAGGCGTTAGAAAATACGATCTAAAAGATCCAAAAGTTAATCAATTATTCGGCGAATTCTACCTAAAACAGCAGCTCGATAGATTCGGCAGCACGCAGCTTGCGCTAGCAGCATATAATGCGGGACCGAAGCGAGTTTCAGACTGGATCGAAAAGTACGGATCGAACGATTGGGGAGTGATAGCGCGAAACCTTGAAAATGACGGGGTATTCAAGGAGACACGCGACTATGTAAATAAAATTATGGGGAACTTTACGGCATCAAACGCGCAGATGATTAACACTCTGAAGGTCTAAAATGTCACCCGCAGAAGTAAACGGACACGGCCAGGATATACACGATAATGTAATCTATATTCGCGGGTCAATCTCTAAGCTGGAAGCAATCATGACCGAGCTCGGGCACAGCGTTGATGGTCTTGCAAAATCAATCGATAGCTCTACAACCTCAAACGAAAAAGTGATTCGCTACTTAATGGAGTCCAATGAAAAGACTATTAAAACCGTTTCGGGTTCTCTGCCAATCAAGTTTGTTTTGGTTATATGTGGCATTATTTGCATGGCTTTTGTGGGCGGTGGGGTACTTAAGGAGCTAGCTGATGCGCACGTGTTTTCTCAGTTGTTCAGATTACCTTAGGCAAAAAGGAGACTTTTATGTTTTGGAATTCAAAGGGCTATGGAAGATTGATCGGATACGGGTTATTGGTCGCTGGCAACTACGCAGCAACAATCCCCCAGCTTGCACAATATAGCGGCTGGCTAGTCTTTATTGGAACAGCTCTCGGCGGCGCTGCACACGTTAACGCTATGACCGCCCCCAAGGATTAGCGCAGAATTAAAGCGCTCGAATAAGCGCCCAAAGCTAAAGATTAAAAACCATAATAAAACTATCGCGCTAATTAGCGCGAAGCGCTCTATCGCGTATCGAACGGTGCTCTTATTCATGCTCCCCCCATTATTATCCTAACTTGCGCATCACAGTTATGCGGCGAGCGTGAAAAGGTATCAATAATATCGTCGCAATCGTCGCACTTAATAAATCGCTTATCCTGATCTTCTGCTAGAAGCAGCCCCTCTAGGTATTTTATATAGCGCAAATAATCCTCCATCTGATCTAGGTCTATCGTAATCTTTGACATTGCCGAATCTCCCTTATTGATAAATAAGAATATTTTAGTGGGTTATAAGCCAGCGCAGCAGCGTGCATGAATGTAGCGGGCTGCGTGTTGTCGTGATCTGCCCCTAGTAGATGCCCTAGCTCATGTGCTAGTAGCGTGTGAAGCTTATCTCTAAATCTTAATCCATTCCCAAAAAACACGACCCCCACTCCATTCATGTCGCACACGCTCGCAAATCCGCCGATTGCATCTCTAGCGCCGGTGTAAGAAAACGTAGGTTGCATAAAGATGATAGGCCCTTCGTGATCAAAGTATTTCGTGACCTTTTCACGCCAATAACATGCAAATGTCGAATAGGTTTTGGGCCAAGCCTTAATCTTGCAAGTGTGAGGCGTGCGCTTATAAAGAAAATCAATTTTGACTGGGATCTGCTGCGCTACAAAAGCAACAGCTGGATCAATTATGGCGTGCGGGATTGCGGCTTGATTAAGGATTAGGACGGTTGGGGCAGCTTGGGCTAGGGACGTAATCCCCATCAAAAAAGCGGCGATTGCGTACTTGACTAATCCCAAAACATCCCCCCGAAGATTCTAGCCACCACTTCCGCCCCCAATTACCCAAACAGGTAAGCCAATTGTGTATATTATCCCTGCGCCGATTGCTGCTTGCGCTCCATACCAAAATTTACCAACCAAGCTTGGTTGGTCCATTGCAACTCCCCACCAATTTTTGACGGTGCCTTTATCAAGCCGCCAAATATTTGTAGCGAAACCGTTGTGATGATCGTCGTGGCCAGGATCGTGCAGTAGTTCGCATACTACGTTAAATGGATGCCCTTGTGGTAAATGTACGTAAAGCCCACATCTATTATCAGCATCGGGCGGAAGCAGGGATGTAAATTCACTGCGCCGCTTAAACGAAATACTGAAGGTTAGTAGGGGGCTAGTTCTCATCCCTTTCCTTAATATACGGCTCGCTGTCCATTGCACCAAACATCCTCTTGTAATCGAATTCTCTAAGGAATAGCTGCTTTATGCGCTCATCAGGTAAATCGGCTTTGTCTATTTTTAAAGTAGTGAGTAGTAGTTGCTTATTGGTTTTGGTGTTGAACATTTGAATAGGCTTCCAATCTCTCGGCATAACTTCAACTAAAGTTATTTCTTGGTGACAGCGCCCCCCTAGCTCAAATGCGATAAACCTTTCCTCACTCATCTGTAAGGTGCGCTCCTAAATCCGCCGTTTATAGTCCCGTACTTCTTCCCGTTGATAAACATATCGAGCCCAGCGCCAAGCTTGTACCCCATGACTTTTGCGTAATACCGCCACCCACCGCCTTCGAATGCTCCGTAAAAGTCGAGCGTTCCAATCTTTGCGCCTGCGCGTTTCAATATGATTTGTGCGGCTTTAATTGGTGAAATTACTAAGAGCTTGTCACCCTTTGGATCATTTGGCCCATGATTATCAGCGTGAGATTTTACAATCCATTTTGTGCTCGGAAGCGAGACGATCCCTTTGTCGCTGAACAAATATACAAGCGAGCGAAGCATATCACCGCTAGGCCAAGCTTTCCGCTGCGGCCTTGGTGTGTCATCCTTCATCGACCATTTGCCGTTTAAGCGCGGGTGCCAAACGCAGAATGTATCAGCATCAGAATATTTCTCGCGAATTGTTACAATGTCCGAATCGACCGAACTAGTGCCATCAGCGCTATAATTATAGCGAACGCCCGGAATGCTCGGCTTGCTATGAGACCCATGAACTTCGTTTTTGAAGCGCGGATCGCTAGTATATGCTCCAGTCCAAACAGAATTAACCACCCCGCAGTCAGGAGCATTATTTTTCACGATATTCAAATATTTATCTGGGTTGCCTAGCTTATGCTCAGTAAATGGCGCGATTTCAATTGCAACTCTTTCCGGGTGGGCTTTGCATATTGTCTCGTACCGTTTTGATTCTCTTGTTATGAAAGGGATGTCAGCATCGCCGTAACTGTGGGTATCGGACCATAATAGATTAACCCTAATTCTTATCCTTCCTCGCTCTATTTCTCTTTTCGCTACCGGGAAAAATCGCCAAAGGTTTGAGCGAATCCCCCAATGGCGTAATTAAGTGGGATTGCGTTTAGTTCACTTGGGAATTTCGCAGCACCAAGTGTGTCGATACATGGTGTCGGTATGCTTATTGAGCGGGTTAATAGTTTGGGCGTAATTGGTGTTGGCGTTATTGCTGAACAGCCGATACAGAATGTAAGTAATATTATTATTTTTTTCATCTGACCACCGGCATATTAATAGACCCGATCAAACCAAGCGATTGCAAGATCCAAACAATCACAAACAAAATCACAATTCCATTTATGATCGTCTTAATTGTTCCGTCGATCGGAAGCATTTGAACTAGCCAGAGGCAGAAGCCGATGATTATTAGTGCTACTACTAGTGATATTAAGCTCATTTTGTTTTACCTTTTTATTTTTAAATCATCTAATTGGCGCTCAATACTCTGATTCAATAAGTGCGAATCTTGGAGTGTCCTAACCGCTTCGAATAAAATTCGAATGTCCATATCTATTTCATTCAACCGATCCTGAAATTTCAATAAAATACCCATTATCGCATCCGTCGGATTGCGTTTTTTATTCTTCTTTTTTGGTTTCATTTTCTGCCCTTTTTCTTAAAAACTGCATGCAATCCGACCATCCGCATAAGTAGTTTTCTCTATCATTCATCTCAGGCGCGATATATTTCGAATGCACACGCCAAGCCGTTACGGCGTAGGTTTCGACTTCTGACTCAGGAGGAAGTTTAACTATTTTGGCTTTCTTTTTTGGTTTCATTTTAATCTCTAATTAAAAAGCTGGGGCTATCGGTCGAGGTTTTCCAACAATGGTTTTGTGGACCGCGATCCAAACTTCCTTTACCGATACGCCTTTCGACTTGCCCCATAACTCATCACTTCCTCACCCCGCATCTACTACATAAATGCATCACCTCTCGATTAAACCCGTAATATTCCGCATAGCTCATGATTGGCGAATCTCCGTAGTAGCGTAATTTTATTTCATACCACCTATGCCCCCTCAGCTTGCAGATTAGTTTGCGAAGGAAGGTCATGACTTTGATTCTCTTATGAGTTGATATTTCAAGTCCCATTTCTCTTTCTGTTCGTCGTGAAGTAGTTTACCAAGGTGTGCAGTTACTTTTCGTTCTTCCATGTGATTTCTATTTCGCGGATTTCGTATCCATGATTTCTCAAGAACTCTGCGTCTGACTCTATTAATGTATTAACGCATGGCTCGCGGTCTCCAGATAGATAATAGCCCATGCTCTATTGCGGCTTCATAGAGTTCTTGAAAATTTGGAGTGTCTTCATTAGGCGAACAACCAGCAGCTCTCTCAAGGGCACGAATTCTATCTGTGAGATCTAAACATCTTTGACACGTCTTAAACGTATCTACTTCGCCATCCCATTTGCCGAATACAACTCGATACCATTCACCTAAAACTATTAGTTGATTGCACTCACAGCATTTATGCTGTTTGCGCGCCTTCGGGAAACGTTCGCTATAGAAATCTATTTGTGAATCGCTATAGTAGCACACTTATTACTCCCCGCCGTTCTCGTCTGTGAGTTTCATTTATGACTCTCTACTTCTTGCTCAAGCTGCACGCGCTTATCTTTAACGTATGCAATAATAAAATCCGGCGGTTCTTTCGCTTCATCGGCTAGCCATAATAAATAACTAGCATCAATCTCGCCGAGTGTTTTTCCTTTGTGTTTGCCGAATGGCATAATCGAATCATCTGATACGTTCTCAGCCGTAATTCTATCAAACGGTCCTGCTTCTCTGTCGTCGTTAAATAAAAACTTTGCTAGTGTCACGCCGCCTCCTTAACTTTCACGCCTTTCACTTCCTTAAACAAAAACAGATCCGCGTATTCCGGCCATTTGATCGCGAACACCCTACCGAGATACGCGATCCACTGATTCGGTATGCGGTAATCGCCGCGCACGTATAAACCGGCTTCGTTAAACCGTATCGCTTCCGCGCATGCTTTCGCGCCCCAATTTTTTCGACCGCCGCGCGCTTGTCTCAGTGCCTCGGCTTCGAAGCGTTTCCATGTTTCAAGATTGTCATAGCCCCACTTGAAAAACGCGCGCACCGTGTCAGCGGGTACGCCCATTTCGAAAAGTGCTTGTGCGTATTTTTGGGGTTTACTTGTTGCATGGTCGATACCCCTTCTGCTCTAACCACTTCACCGCGAATTTAATTAGATCTCTATACTCTTCGATCTCTTGTTCTGTGTAGCTATTTTGTTCACCGATTTTTTCGTAATTCTTTAACCAATGCTCTATCGTGCGCGAATAACACCCGATGGTTATTTTTGAATAACTGCTTGTGGTGAGTGAGTGTTTTGAGCCTTGAATGTAAAGAGCGGATGACCCCCACGCATCGCCGAACACCCGCGCATCGCCGTACACCCGCGCATTGCCGAACACCC